GATACCGACGAGACCCTTATTCCTCTTCATAGCACGAACAAGAGCAATAAAGCGTCGTGCTTCTTTTGAACCCTTTCTTACATTTTTACCGAGACCCAACAGTGGCAAGAAGGGGGCGACGGTCTGTGCCACATTGCCGAGGTCAGAGAAGAAGTCGCCACCCTTAAAAGATATGTCATCAGGATCACCATTACGACCGAGACCTAAAAGTGGCAAGAACGGAGCGACTGACTGTGCGATGTTGCCGAGATCACCGAAGAAGTCACCTCCCGACATACCGAGACCGAGGAGAGGCAAGAAGGGGGCGACGGTCTGTGCGATATTGCCGAGATCACCTAAAAAGTCTCCTCCCGACATACCGTTTCCAATAAAACCATCCTTCGCTTGTTCTGCCTGAATCTGATGCCACGAGGGAGAAAAGTTAGAACCCTTCATACGGAGATCAGAACCGACTACATTCAAACCTGGGGGTGAGGGGTAGGCAAGACCGATGCGACCCTTCTTTTTACCGAGACCTGTGATGACTCGGGGTGCGTTGTGGACAACCGAACCGGCGTTCTTAATCCCTGGGACGTAAGGAGAACCGGCGGGGTTGAGAATGTCAGCGAGTTCAGCACCGCGTTCGCTCCCGCCGTGCATAGCACCTCCCGAGAGACCATAACCATAGGGGCGATAAGGCATATAAGGCATACCCTGTGGGGTGTCGTCCTTTTTCTTGCCTGTGATGAGACCGTGGATTTTAGAACCAGTCTCGACTATCTTGCCGATTTTCTCTGCCTTGTCGCCAATCCATTTGAGAGCATCATCAAAGTCTTCTTTAAGACCTTCACCCTCCATGGTGGCGACACCCTTACCATAAGTACGAAAATCCATATCCTTCAAGTCAGCATCAGTGATCTTACGACGACTCCTGCGTTTGCCACCGTGCAGAGCGTCGTCTTCGTGTGCCTCATACTTGTCGTTGGCAATGTTGGCATAGTCTAATGCCCGTTGACGACTTGCGAGATTACGGTTGTAATCGTTGTTGTAGGAAGTCATTTAATACAGTTATACACTAACTCTATAAAATAATATTACGATATTGCTAAAATCTCTTCTCCCGAGTAGGAGCGTTCTGCGAACTTACATCAAGTGCTTCTTCATTCTTGCACCTCCCGACAGACCGCCTCCCGACTGACCACCGCCGGACTGACCGCCACCCGAATAACCACCGCCTGACTGACCACAACCGTTCATCGCACCGCCTGACTGACCGGCACCCAAATCAGGGAGACCGACGAGAGACTTGTAACCGTCCTCCATAGCACCACCGACAAGACGCTTAACATCAGAAGACTTGTAACCCGGCATAGAAGAAGCAGACAGCACATCGGAGCGAGACAAGATGGCAGTGTAGGTCTGAGAAGTACCACGCTCGAGAACGAAGACACCGGTATTCATCGTGATCAGCACCAACTCGGTATTGTCGGCGTAGGCGACGCTGTCGTAGTTCTCAATCTCCACGCTGAACTGCAACTGGAATTGACCGATGGATCCAGGGGCAAACACGTCGTCTAACTCAATGTGCTTACCCATAGATAAGGCAAGAACCGAACCACAGGTGGCGATTTCGCTGAGGGGTTGATTGGCGACACGGCGAACAGCAGAACCGCTAAACTCTGCCCAAGTTTGGTTGCTTCCTGATTCCACCGACATTCTCCACAAATCCCAGCGGGTGGCGGAGGTGAGCAGACCTGCCTTGTTGTTGAAGTTGACACGGAGACGCTTGATGGGGAAGAAGCAGTCGGCATCTTCTGCGGTCTGACTGGCGAGGCGTTTGCGGACGAAGATGAGAATCTTGTCGGGGATCTGATTGAGAGAGATGGAGTTGCTCTCAATCGTGGGAAAAGCACCTGGGACGAGAGCGAAATCAGCACCTGCAACCACGCCGGGTGCCTGTGTTGATGCGGGGATCGTGCCACTGACGTTGGTGATGTAGCGGGGGTACTCGGCATAGGGGACGACGTTACGAGCGGGAACGAGGTCGCTGGGTTGACGAGTGTAATACTGGATGAGAAGGCGAGTGTCGAGGAAGGCGTTTCCATTGCTGACACCTGCGGGGAAACCGAGAGAAACGGTCAGACCGGCAGTAGCGTTGGGGTTCGACGAGCGAAACAACCTGTTAGTAGAACCGATGTTAAACACAAGATTTAAAACCTGAATACCGTAGAAACCTTGGTTGTTTGACTGAGGATCACACCATATTAGGGGTGACAACATAAGGGGTTCAGTCACTTCGACGACGATGTCTACATTCTTGGTGTCACCGATGACACCGACGGAGTTTCCAGCGATGCTCTCCAACTTGAAGGCACCTCGGGGTTGGTAGGACGGGTCATTGCTGACATTATTCCAAGCACCGTTGGGGTTATTAGAGGCAAGAAGAGCGTCGGAGTAGTTCCAATACTGATCGTAGGCAGTAGGGGTGGAGGTGTTGTAGCGGTAGGTCTCACGGGCATCACCGAACCTCATGAGGGCGAACATCACGTCACGCTGGTTCTGAGTGACGGTGTTGTTATTAATAGTCATCTGAATCGTGTTACAGAGAGACTGGAAGGGGAATGGTCCAAGGGCAGAGTCATTGCCGATGTCGAGGAGACGACCGGCGGTGGTCAGAACACCTGAGACACGGAAGCAGATCTTCGTCTGAAGCATAATACGACGAGACAACACAGTCGCCTCGGAGGGTGTCTGAATGTTGAATGTAATGCTGGAGTTGCTCTTGGAGATGGCGTTATTCACGGAGGGCGTGATGTTCTGAGCACCCTTGACGACGGCATACTTGACAGAGTCGGTGGTGGCGAGGACATCGTCTAACACCTTGACCTTGCTGAAATCGGAAGATGACATATTAGAATCGTTTATAATATATCATAACAAAAAAAAACCGTCTAAATCTGATTAACTCATTACAGAAAAAGGGACGATGTTGTTGAATGTCTTCTTTCTAAACATAACCTTTAAAGTTGCCCCACAACCGTTCTGAATATAAAAGTCGTGGACTTGTCCGAAGATGTCTTTCCACACGACGGAGATCTGAATGGACGTGAGAGGGGCGTTGGATTGAAGGTCGAGGAGTCGGTATTCGGCGGTGGGTTCGTAGATGACATTCGGGAGATACTCATCGCCTCTCGTGAGATTAACTTCTAAATCTGTCACGGTATTAATAATATTGTTGTTGTCTTGATTGATGACCCCCGAATTACCGCTAAATAACTGTGGGATGCCGAGGAGCGATGGTAGGACGGGGAGAAGCGATGTAGTGAAAATGATGCTGGTGATCGGACACATGGTAGGACCTGTGCTAAATGCCTGAACCATTTCGAAGGCGTCGAATCGGGGTTCAAGAAAACCCGCAAGGGATGGAGGAGCAGTTCCTTTTGGTCTGACATTATCGCCTCGGTCGTAGACTCGGAGAAGAAATGAATTGGGAGGTGCGTATCCCTGAAAAGTATATTCAAAACTGCTAAATAGAACTCGGAGGGGGGCGTTGAACCATAAATTGGCGGAGGCGGGGGATGCAGGAGTCGAGTAGGGGTTCCAAAATGCTCCTTGATTGAATAAACCGACCTGTGCGTACAGGGTGGCGATGTTTAACTCGTTATTCCACAGCAGGTAGGGTGGGATGGCGTTGTCGCCTGTGAGAGGCGTGACACTACCCGAGGCATCGAACACGACACTTGCCCACGCGTCGGACATGGTTTTATTAATCATCTGTATCCACTGATTAAGATTCTGAACCCAGTAGTAGTTAGTCGTGCCGTCGGCAATAGTGAGAGGTGGTGAAGCGGGTGCCACAAAACCGGGCAGATTTAAACCTGCCTTGATGTGGGGGATGTATATGACGGGTTTAGTAGAGGAGAAGGTCACGCCTGATGCGTCCTTGTAGGCGAGGGTAATCTCATACACCGTCTTATTGGGGAAGTCAGGTGTGAAGAAGTTAGACGACGGATCGTTAGACTGCTGGAGGTCAATCTGTGGAATAAAGGATGGCAAGGCACCTGCAGTGTCTAAACTAAACCGAACAATCGACATAAAATAGTCGTTGGGGTTGTCAAGGATGCTTGAAGAGCGTACCTGAGTAAAAGACAGGCGAGAGGGTGGGAGACCAGTATCATTAAGTGCCTGATTAGCAACTTCCAAATCATAATAGATGTGAGTCGGTTCGGCAGAGGACATTTTGATTTATACACTATACCAAGAGAATAATACTGTCCTAAATAATACATCAGAGCATCAAATCTCTCGGCGACGCATTATTACAGCGGTAATAATGTAAAATAAGGGGTAATAATCCAAATAATCCGCATTATTTCAGTAATAATTTTAAAATTATTACGAAAAGTAATAATATAATAGGGTTATGTAATAATCTATACCCTATTATATGGTAATAATCTAAATCTACCCTGTAATAATGTGAAAAAACAGGGTTCGCCACGAACCGCCAACGGCGGTGAGTTATTTTCTCTCGATATACTATAATAATGCCGAGCAAAATGAGTGAGGACGAAGTATTCGCCAACATACAAAAGGCAACCGCCGAGAGACGAGAGTATGCGACAACCCACGCCGACGTGTTAGAGCAGATCTATCGGCATCTATATCCGGTGGGTCGCAGTATACACAAAACCTATATAACCTGCCCCTGTGGTAAGAAGGATGTAGGCGTTTGGAAAATAAAACAACACATCTGTTCCAAGGGTCACCGTAGGGTATTTCCGATCCCCGACCTATCGCAGTTCGTGTCCCACTACCCTAAACCCGCAATTGATATTAACACGCCCCTCTGACTTATAGAATCTCACTACCCTAAAATCAGAGTTGTCCTGCAGGAGCATCGCCACGATAAAGTCACCGTTCGAGCAATAACTATCATTGCCCTTATAACACCACAACCCTTCTCTCCACCTCTCGACAATATGCTTTCCAGTATACGACCCCGTACAGCGTCTCCACGTAAGACGCGGAGAGAATATCAATGGCAACTCTGTCATCAACCGTGTTATATTCGCATACGACGATCGCTCCGAATACCGCGATGAGGTGTCAGGGTCGTCTAAATCAGCACACCCGAACGGTGTCAGTAGAACACCATGCTCCCTCTTAACCTTCTCAATCAATTCACTAACTTCGCTCCAACCAACCATCGTATTTTATTTCTGTAATAATGTAAATTATCCCTTTATATTGTTTGTGTATATAATATTTTTGTCGCTAAACAAAAGCATTATACAATGGGTGGAGGATGGGGACGCAACTGGGCGGGTCTTACAACGCCATTCGAGCGACGAATGCCCTTGTCTGTTCCCCAATATCCCTAAACATTATATTTTTATATTAGTTCAGGCGAATAACCAAAAATCCGACAATCATAGCGGATGTATCGACAGTCGCAGTCAGAGTGACTGTGTCAGCAGTAGCGACACCGGCACATCCCACAAGCAGGTTGGCAGGGGTTGTGGATCCATTAACGGTCGTGATGACAATGTCTGTCGCCACTACTCCGGGGACTGCGACAGCAAGAGTCCCAGGTGCTCCGACGGCGATCGACGCCTCACCTGCATACACAATAGAGAACCCGCGTCCCGATTGAAGGAGACTCGCGGAAACGGCAGGGGCGGAAACGGCACACGGCAGGAATATATCCCCCTCGATATTTAAAAGACTTGATGCGGACATATTAGAATCGTTTATAATATATCGCACGAAAATAATTCTCGCTAAACTTATGGCGAATATGTTAGATTGGGATTTTTCTCCCCTATCTGTACCCACGATGCTAAATCCGATGACGCAATATAGGATTGGGATTGATACGGTTGATTGAAATCCGCTTTTGTAATATTCGCTGTCCCTGCTGGAATCTTGAAGAACACAGGTGCTGTAGTCGTGAAGCGAATATCCGAATGTGTTTGAGCGTCGTAGTTATATTCGCCGAGGTCTCCACCTATCGTGAGGACAGTCGGGGTGATGAGATTGTTTATACCATAACTCGGTCTAATTGTTCCGAGTGCTACACTATTAGGACCACAGGGGATCGGGTCGAGTGGATTGACTGTCGTGCCTGTCGCTGTCGTCATATATCCTACATATTGTCTGCCGTCACCTCCACCACCACCATTATATACAAAAAAGTCTCCCGTGACAGAACCCGTTGGGGTTGTAATCGTGACGTTTCTCAGGATTGAATTGAAATACCCCTGAACCCCTACTGGAAACCCTACTGCTACGGGCGTGGAGGGGAAGGATCCTATTGCGGTATATGACGCCCCACCCGCAGTCGGAACGGTTATATCTTTTAAAAACATCTGATCGCCCATACATACTATATGATTTGCCAAAGTAGTTGAAGGTTTAATATCATACTGGAACGCTGTGCCGAATGACGACGGGGCGATTGCCCCAAGTTGCCCCCAAGCACTGTCCCCAGGACTTAATCCTACGGGATAAAATAAAACGAAACCCTGACAGTTGGGGGGGACGAGTTGTGTAGTCGAGGATCCGTTGTCTTTCACTCTCTCGAACCCGTTGCCCGTCAACCACATATATTGATATGTTGCATCAAAGAGACACCCACATACCGCACCATCCGCCTTCGGTTGTGGGGGGGTTGCTCCTATTGCCAATCCTTCGTCTAATACCTGTGCAGATGCTAATGGACTCGCAGTATTACAAAAAAACGGGATGAGATTAAAATAACCAGTTTGAGGGAGGAAACCCGAACCCTCACCAAGGACGTCAGTGATTTTTCCGCCTACCAAAAATCCCGCAGACAAAAACCCCACCGCACCACCACCACCCGAAGCGAGTCCCGTTAATGAGTTCGCGGGAAACGGCGTTATACTAAATACCCCAACATCGGGGTCATCAGGGTCGTTATTATTTACTACACCCTGCCAACCATCCGCCCCCGGATCTCCTAACGGCGACCCACCCACGTAGGCGACCTTCCAAACGCCACCCTGCAGTGACAGTAAAGCGATATTATATATAAACTCGAATGTCCCACCAACATTTATAGCAGTGAACTTACCCCCAATAATTACAGTACCGTCATACTGTGTTCCCGCAAAGTGATTCACCCCATACGGGTCTATCCCGTTACAAGTACACGCAATAAATGCGTTGTTGTCGACGGGTGTTGTCGCCGATTGAAAAACGAATGTCGTGATAAGGTAGTTCGGACTCAGTCCTAACGTGTATAGAGCAACCTCTCGACGCCCAGCACCGCCCAACTGTTCTATCGCGATAAACTCTTGTCCCGCAGAGTTCGCAAACCGCAACTCGGGTTGAAATGCTTTATCAAAGGGGGGTGGGAGTGAGGACGTCTGTAAATCCCATGACGCCCCGATTTGTTCTGCTACGATTATGAGTTGCTCGTCTTTATCCGTCGGTGCTGGAACGAGTGTATTTGCGACGCTCGAGTGTAGAGCAATTATGTTCGCGGGTGATGATGGCGTCGCCCACGAGAGAATATTGGGCGTCCCTGCATACGTTAGAACCTTGCCGATCGCTAATGGATCTGTCGGCGGTGCGAGTAATGCCCCCGTATTCGCTGTTCCATTTCCGTAGGGGATTTCACCGAGGGCAGTAGAAAAGTTTATAGACACGACATTTGACGCTACATTGATTGGGGCGGTTCCTGTGACTGACACCGCACCGGTCGCACCCTGAATACCCTGAGGTCCTGTTGGTCCTGTGAATCCCTGTGGTCCTGTTGGTCCTGCCAGTGATACACCTGTCGCACCGATCGCCCCTTGTGGTCCTGTTTCTCCCTGAGGTCCTGTTGGTCCTCCCGCAGGACCACCTGGTCCAATTGGTCCTGTCACACCCGTAAAACCCTGTGGTCCTGTCGCCCCGATAAGACCATTTGGTCCTGTCGCACCAATGAGACCCTGTGGTCCTGTCAAACCCTGTGGTCCTGTTGGACCTCCGGGGATTCCTGCTTGACCCTGTGGTCCTGTCGCACCCTGTGGTCCTGTCGCACCACCGCCACCGCCTCCATATTGTGGATATAATTGCCCCGTCACGGGATCTATAAGATTTGATGCAGACATGTTTATTATATCTGTATAAAATAATTTATGTAGGTATTGTCGCTAAACTTATGGGTTATAAACTCGGGTCTACTGTGAAATAGGGAATCCATATATCCGCCAATCCCAGTTTCAGTTTAAGAAATGTATTTGTTGCTACTCCGTTTGAAGTCGTTTGTATATTCGCGTTGTGGTTAGGGGTGGTTGTGGTTGTATTCGTATTTTTTAGGGTTAGAACGGGACTATCTAATACAACTGTCCCTGTTGATTTGCTCTGTAATATGGCATTACCCGTTCCACTTGAAGCAGAAGCAGTCAAAGTTAAATCACCCGACGCTGTTCTAATCTCATTATTATTCATATCAAAGGGGCGAAAAGAATTGTTTTCATTTTGAGCACCGTTAAAGTTAAACACCTCACTAACAGTTCCATTCACACTTGTAAAAATAGACATAGTGGCGTCCTGATTACCGCCTGTCACACTTTCAGGTTTAGTTTGGATTCTGCTCCATTCCCTACTTGTTGAAGTAGCATCTATCGCCCATGAAGAAATAGCAGATATAGCATTACCAGCAGTAGCAACGGACGCAGATTTATCGAACTTTAATGCGGGATAAGTTGTTGGAGCACCACCACTTGAATTAGCATTTTGTAAAACGAGATTTGGATTTGCAAGACCACCGACGATTGTATTTGTGATTGAAGCACTACCCGCATTTAAGATCATCGCTTGTCCGGTGACCCCGTCGATTAGTTCAACAGAAACCCCGTTTATTGTAGTTGTTAGTAGCGGAGTAATTGTGTCTTCTATAATAATAGGGGTGTTTGCTGTATTACCAACAGCAAGAACTGATTGAAGGTTTTGTCCTGCTCCTGCTGGTCCTGTTGGTCCTGTCTCACCCTGTGGTCCCTGTGATCCTGTCTCACCTGTTGGTCCTGTTGGTCCTCCCGAAGGACCTGTTGGTCCTATATCACCTGTTGGTCCTGTTGGTCCTGTCTCACCTGTTGGTCCTCCTGATGGTCCTGTTGGTCCTGTTGGTCCTGTATCACCCTGTGGTCCCTGTTGCCCTGTATCACCTGTTGGACCTGGCGGTCCTCCCGAAGGACCTGTTGCTCCTGTTGGTCCTGTTAATCCTGTCTCACCCTGTGGTCCTTGTGGTCCTGTTGGTCCTGTTGGTCCTGTTGGTCCTCCCGATGGTCCTGTCGCTCCCGTCGCTCCCGTCGCACCTGTTGGTCCAGCACCAGCACTCGCCCATTTTACACCCACTCCTGCGGTGCTGTCTGCAGTAAGAACATAACCGTCAGTCCCGAGAGCGAGTGTCTCGGTGTCCGCACCATTACCCGCCAATATCGACCCAAGAAGAGTCGCCCCTTTGATTTGAAGATTATCTCCCGCCTCTCCTATCACGAGTGCGAGGTTGTTGCCTTGACCTACCGTACCTGTCTCTATTTTGATACAACCTATCGTATTAAAATCGGTCGCATCTTGTGGGATTGCCCCGATTGGTGTGAGTGCTGAATTATTGACTTGTAGAACCTCACCGAGACCGGCAGGAGTCGCGGGGAACGGGTAAGGATTAGGAAGATACTGATTATCAATCTTACCGTCACTTTTGAGAAGATTAGACGCTGACATATTTTTTCGTGTTATAATATAATAGAGGAAAATAAATGTCTACTAAATACCCTGACTATCCTACAACTGAACCCGAGAGAACCGGATTCTACTCTGACTTATACGGTGGGTTATTACCTGACCCACAAACCCTTTACACCATGGCGAAGAACTCGTATGTCTCACCACAAGAACCACAAAAGATGGCACCTGTCGGCGGTTATACAGTCGTATTAAAAACACCTACGATTACCATATATCAAGACGATCACTTTAACGCCTTCGTGGTTGCGATTCGCGGTACTGCCGACTGGACTGACTTTAAAGCGTGGTTGCCTACTGCCACGAACAGTGTAAAAAACACTGACAGGTGGGAGCGTGATTACGACATTCTCTCGAACTTTCAAAAGAAATACCCACCTGATAAGTATATCTACTACGGTGTCGGACATTCTCTCGGCGGTGAGATTATGGATCAGTTTATAAATATGGGTATGATACAAAAGGGTCGCAGTTATAACCCCGCCATCCAACTCGGCGACATCCGTGACGCTGATTTAGCAAAAAAGAATGCCCGTATATATGCTTCCGCTGACCCTCTCTACAATTTAGAAGGTCGGTTGAACCACCCAACAGAAGTGAGACCATCGCCCCCGAGTGGTATATTCTTTAACCCACTCACAAGAATAAGAGAACAACACAGTATTCAAAATCCAGTATTCGCAGGTGGATCACAACCTCTCGACGAGGCGTTATATGCCCGTGTAAAAGCGGAGGCAGACAAGAAATATAAAAAGCACAGTGCATACAAAAGCGGGTGGATAGTAAAACGCTATAAAGAACTCGGGGGTAAATATAAGGGCAAACCTGCTGGATTAAAACGATGGTTCGCCGAAAAGTGGCAGGACGTAGGCAGTAAAGAAGGTGATTACCCTCTTTATCGCCCTACTAAAAGGGTCAGTAAAGACACGCCAAAAACGGCGGATGAGGTCGGCGAACTCCGCCTTATTGTACAGGATAAACTAAAACAGAAGATAAAGGGTCGTAAAAACCTACCACCTTTTTAATCTCTATAATATAATAATGCCCGTCATCACCCACGTCGTAAAACATATTTTTTCATATCCATTCTTCTTCACTGTGCTTGAAAAAGTGGGTGTTCGAGAGATTTCAATCCAGCGATTTATCTCTTTGATACATAATTCACCACAATCTCATCATAAGTAAGACCGGTTTCTTTCTTCACGCTTTCCATAAAATCGTGGAACTCGTGTAGATCTTGATTATGATTTTTCATTTGATTAATTCTCATCACATCCCACGCACCGCATGTCGCCACGCCATCCTTCTTGCTTTGATAAGCGACTGGGTTGTATATCGCCTTGAATCTACCCCTCGCCTTATGTAACAGCATTGAGAGGTAGGGTTTGCTCTGTCCGAGCATCGCATTCGCACTCGAACTCTGCCACCCGAGAGGTGCATCTATTTTACTGCCATACGAGCAGAAAAACTCTATCGTCCTGCCATACCGCATCAGGGCGATCCAGTGTCCCGATCCTGGGGTGTTTTCATATAACAGGATTACATACGACTTATCGGTAGGTAAAAGTTGCTCTATGTCTCTCAATTTAGCGAGTGCTGAATACCTCATAATCTTCGCGTTCGGGAGATACTGGCGGATGTCGCTGTCGTCCATCGGTTCTTCAATTGTCTCTTCTACAATGGGGTTGTCCTTCTTACCCTCCAGCACATCTTGCGGGGCGAGTACAGGTTTGCCTCTGCCATTACCTGTTATTTTCTTTCCATCTACTACCGTCACTCTCTTCGTAAAGGGGAACGACGGCAACTTCTCCGTCGCATACCTTATATCTACATACGGTTCTCCTGCTTCATGTCTTCGTCCATTTTCTCGTGCAATGTGTGTTTGAACATTCTCGGATGCTTGTAGGTGTTCATACGTGCCAGGGCGGGTTTCTTTTAGTTTTTCATATAGTTCTACAAGTCTTTCTTCAAACTTGCTTCGTTCTTTTGACGAATCGGGTTTAGGAGCAGGTGCGGATACAGGTTCGGGTGCGGGTTGTATTACCGCATCAGGTTTTGCGAGTACCATTTCTACACCGATATTCGTATCTTCTGCGACATCCACCGCCAACCCCCACCACATCTGTTCTCCGAGCGTTCCGAGTTCTTCGTATGTCTCGGGATCGAATACACGGCGGTCTTTAAAATCAAGACCCTCTCTCGGTTCTTCAACAAAATACTTTACACCATCCCACCAGTATTCAGTTACCTCCACCTCGGGTTCGCTCCCTTCATCATCCTCTGCCTCTGATTCTTCTTCGGGGTAGGGTGTGACATCCTTACCGAATAAATACCGAACGAGTTGTGGTATTTTTGTTATAGAGTCGCCCTCTTGGATCTCCCCTTCTTCTACGAGTTTATCCACCAATTCATTAACAAGCGTCTTCTTATTTTTATGCAGTATACGCTCGATGCCATACTTCTTTGCGAGTGGTATTATTTCCTTCTCTAAATTACCCTCCGACAACATTATCATCTTCGCCAACTGAGGTGCTTTTAGATCAGACGACGACGGTGCGACTACCTCCGTCTCGGGTGCTTGTTTTAATATCTTATCCACCATAACCTTCTTTGTCATTCCATCTAAACCTTTAACCCCTTGTGACTTACCGTATTCTACTAATTGCCGTGTCGTCATTGCTTCTAACTCCGCCTGTGTTTTAGCACCGCCCGACAAACCGCCACCCCATAAAACCTTGATCGCCAGTGAGTTAGGACTGTACATGTCCTTCGCCCAGTCGCCCCGTATCTTTTTCGCCCGTGCGAGGTAGGCGTCGCGGTGTTTTCTTGCTTTCTCTTCTCCCTCGTCGAGAGAATATTTTATAAAATCACCATAACCCTTTCTCCCGAACTTCACACCTCTCAACTCTAACTTGTGT